GCGGTAATATGCGGAGTGAAAGATTATGCGGAGTGCAGGCGACGGCCCCATGGCCGTCGCTGCGTTTGGGTAGTCTGTGACTCCACATAATTTTTGGCTGCCCCGATCCTTCCTCAGTGCCCGCAGGGCATCAGAAAGGGAGGATTGACGTGTCACAAGCGAGCTTCGAATTGCGCGAGAGTCGGTGGTCGGAAGGCCTCGACACTTATGCGCCGACGATCCAGGCATTTGCGGATCACCTGGCAGGCCTGGATTACCGTGCATATACGGTTATGCGATTGGCGAGCGCTGCTCGGCACTTTTGTGTCTGGTTTCGCTTTGGCTCGGCCATGCCAGCATCCAGAGCACCGAAATCTACCTTCGAGCCGATCCGACAGAGAAGCTTGAAGCACTTGCCAAGATGGCGCCCCCGACGCTGCAACGCGGTCGCTTCAAGGCGCCTGATAAGCTTCTGGCCATGTTGCAGGACGCCAGCCACCGTAAAAATTATGTGGAGTGATTCTCAGGCAAACGCAGCGACGGCCATGGAGCCGTCGCCTGCACTCCGCATAATCTTTCACTCCGCATATTACCGCGTGGCGGAATGAAGCTGCGCAGCCACAGCGGCATGAATGATTGCCAAGCCCAGGGATCATCGCGATCCCTGGCGCTTTATTGCCTTGGCTCGCACGAAACACAGCGCGAAGCGTCCGTCATGCAAGACGGAGAGTGACGATGCGCACAGAAACTGAAACGCGATGGATGGTCTTGGGCACCGATGGCCGGCATGTGTCCCTGGGCCGCACCGAGCCTACCGAGATAGACGTGCTGGCCGCCAGCGACACCCTTGCCGCGCAAGGGCTTTCTGGATGGCTCGCCCGCATGCAGGGCGACTACTACAGCCGGCGGAAAGTGACGATCGAACCCCAGCAGCGCATCGGCATTGCGCATGACGGTGACTGGCAAGCCGCCCTTGCCGCATTCAATGCAGCGCGCCACCGCGCTACGCACTGACACCCTGAACCCTCACCAACGCGCGGCGGGAGGTCGCCGCCATGGCTGAACTGACATCCTCCACGCGCGAAGCCGCACGACGCCTCGGCGTCAGCGATACCACCATGCATAAGGCCGAGCGCACGGGACGCATCGCGCGCGAACCCGATGGCCAATGGGACATCACCAAGACACGCGCCCGGCTGTTGGAAACCTCGGACCCGCAGCGTTCCACCCTCGCTGGCAGCGCGGCGGCGGAGGGCACGCCCTTCGCTCGCCTCAAGGTTGCGCAACTCGCCCTGAAGGTCGAAGCCCAGCGCCTGGCGCTCGACGAAAGCAAGGGCCGGCTGCTGGATGTCGCCACCGCTAATGCGACGATTGATGAAATCGCCAGCACCATGCGTGACGCGCTGCTGAATTGGCCCGCGCGCGTCGCAGGCGTCATTGCCGCCGAACTCGGCGTCGAGCCCCATCTGCTGCAAAGCATCCTGCAGCAGCACATCAATGAACTTCTGACGGAGGCTTCCGATCGCTTCGACCCTCCCGGCATCGGCGGCGAGCGAGAGCCGCACGCGTGAGCATGTGCGCCGCCGTGCCGGGGCCATGCTGCGCCCACCGCCGCAACTCACTGTCTCAGAATGGGCTGAGCAACACCGCATCCTCGGCAGCCGTGCCTCATCCGAGCCCGGCCCCTGGCGCACGAGCCGGACGCCTTATCTCCGCGATGTGATGGATGCGCTTTCCGCGGTGCATCCGGCACAGCGGATCGTCGTGATGAAAGGGGCGCAGACTGGTGGTTCCGAGGCAGGCAATAACTGGCTCGGCTATATCATGCATCACGTGCCAGCGCCGGTACTGGCCGTGCAGCCCACCGTAGAACTGGCCAAGCGTTTCTCACGCCAGCGCATTGACCCATTGCTGGAGGAAACGCCGGCGCTTCGGGATCGTGTGGCCCCCGCCCGCGCGCGCGACAGTGGCAACACGATGCTGTCGAAGGAATTCCCCGGCGGCATTCTGGTGCTGACGGGCGCCAATAGTGCGGTCGGGCTGCGTTCCATGCCGGCCAGGTTTCTGTTTCTGGATGAGGTGGACGCCTATCCCGGCGACATCGAAGGCGAAGGCGATCCGATTGCCTTGGCCGAAGCCCGGGCGCGCACCTTCGGCTGGCGCAGGAAGGCGTTTCTGGTTTCCACCCCGACCATCGCCGGGCGCAGCCGGATTGAACGGGAATATGCGGCATCAGACCAGCGGCGCTATTTCCTGCCCTGTCCGCAGTGCGGCGCGATGCAATGGCTGAAATTCGAGCGCCTGATCTGGGAAAAGGGCGATCCGCGCAGCGTGCGCTACCATTGTGAAGATTGCGACACGCCGATTGAGGAGCATCACAAGACCGCCATGCTCGCCGCCGGCGAATGGCGGCCGACAGCGGCAGCAGAAAACCCGTACACGATCGGCTTTCATATCTCGGCGCTTTATTCCCCCGTTGGCTGGCTGTCCTGGGAACAAATCGCGCGCGATTGGGAGGCAGCGCAGGGCAAGGCCGAAGATCTCAAAACCTTCCGCAACACGGTGCTTGGCGAGACCTGGCAGGATCGTGGCGAGGCACCGGATTGGGAACGCCTGGTGGAACGGCGCGAGGATTTCCGGCTTGGCGTGGTGGCCCAGGACGCGCTGGTGCTGACAGCGGGCGTCGATGTGCAGGATGACCGGCTGGAATGCGATATCTGGGCCTGGGCGGAGGGCTATTCCTCCTGGCTTGTGGATCACATCGTCATTGCTGGCAGCCCGCGTGAGCGCGCGCCATGGGATGCCTTGGCGGAATTGCTGGCGCGGGATTGGCCGCGGGCGAATGGCGGCGCGATCCGCATCTCCAAGGCCTGCGTTGATACGGGCGGGCGCGATACGGCGGCGGTCTACGGCCATCTGCGCCGGCTGCGTGATCCGCGCATTGCGCCGACCAAGGGGGTCGATGGTTGGAATAGGGCTCAGCCGGTGCAGGGCCCGACGCCCGTTGATGCGCTGGTGGATGGGCGAAAGCTGCGGCGCGGCTTGAAGCTTTGGACGGTGTCTGTCTCGACCTGGAAGGTTGATCTGTATCGCCGGCTTTGGCTCGGGCGTGGCGAGGCGGCGGAATTCCCGCCCGGCTGGGTGCATTTGCCGCAGGGGATTGAGGTTGAATGGGTCAAGCAGTTGGTGGCGGAGCAACTGCACCAGGTGAAGGACCGGCGCGGCTTTGTTCGCCAGGAATGGGCGAAGCTGCGGGACAGGAATGAGGCGCTGGATTGCGCAGTACTGGCGCGCGCGGCGCTGTGGTTGCTGGGCGCCGACCGGTATGGCGAGCGATTTTGGCACAGGCTGCGTGAGGACATCGCGAATGCGCCGGTGGAAAGACAATCCGTCCAGACTGCCGCGCCGCTTGCGGCGCCAAACCCAGACCCACCGCCAATGATGCGCCGGCCCGGCTGGCTCGCGCCGCGTGGCGGTTGGCTGCGCTGATTACTTTCGGGAGGAAATCATGAGTAACGGGGAACTCCACGCGCGCGAGCGCGAGGATCTGTCGCTGCATGTCGAGCGCTGCGCCGAGCGCTACACGGCGGTGCGTGCGGAGATCTGTGGCCTGCGCAAGCAGACACGCCGGATTGAGGGCGCGATATGGGGCATCGTCGCGGTGCTGATGGCGCTTGGCGCGGGTGGTGCGCAGATCCTGCCGATCCTGCGTGCCCTCTCGCGCGCCGCGGGAGGTTAAAGGACAACAAGAGCAAAAAACCAGTGGTCTAGGTCAGACCGCTTCTTCAGGATCAAAGTAGTTCAGATCTATTTCTCGCAAAATGATGGGATCGCCTTTCGGGCGAACACCAACGCCGTGCTGGAGCATCAAGAGGGTCAGCTTTGGGCCATCCACCAACACAATGCGCTTTGCTTGAAGCTGAGACGCAAATCTCTCTGCGTCTTGAGAGAATCGGCTGCTTGTAATGAACACGCCTTTTCTGGCGCCATGAAAATCCAATGCACCAGAAAATTCACGAATCTTATCTGGGCCTATGACATTATCTGTTCGGTATCGTTTGGCTTGGACGTAGATAAGGTCAAGGCCAAGTTTATCTTCGCGAATGACACCATCAATCCCGCCATCACCAGATCTGCCACGAACTTCGCCAGCCTGATGCCCATCGCCATAACCCATAGCCAGGAGTAGATCGAGCACCAGTTTTTCAAAGAAAGCAGGGGGACACTCAAGAATTCTTTGTAGAACTCGTTCACGAAGCTCCGCTTCGATATCGGCAACAGCATTAAAAATACGCTCATCTGGGGTCCCCGAGGAATTGCTGTCTGCCTGGGAAACCGGTGTGCTAGTCACCGAATCGATGGTCTCAGAGTAACGGTCGTTCGGACGCAACGCCCGAAACTCATCATACTGCTTCAGAAAAGGAATATCGATACGCGTAGGCGGCTGTCGCAGCAGCTCGTGGCCCCTTTCAGATGCCTCATAAACACCACGTGAGACACGCGTTATCAGGCGCGCGGAATTGAGATAAGTCAGCGCCCAATGAATTCTATTGAAAATAGTCGCTTGCTTACCCGACGGGTTCATCTGGAGCCGTTCTTCTTCGGTAAGAGAGAAATCGTCACAGATTGCGTCGACGATTTCACGACTTTTGAGGCGCCGCTCAGCAAGACGGCGCAGTACAGGTAGCATCAGGGTTTGAAAATCAGGTATCGCCATGGGTGCGAGGCTACATGATTCCGGTCCAGAGGCGCAATCGTGAGCCGAATAGTCCCTCGCTCAGCCGATGCATCCACCCAGTAACTGGGGACACCCTTCCAATTCTAGACTGGGAAGATACCCATGGACCCCGCCACCCTCGCTTGGGCCTTAGCGCAGCCTGCCGGTAGCCGCGCAGCCGTGCTGGCCTCCGCTTATACCGGCGGCGTCACGCGCGTGACCTTCGAAGGCCGTACCGTCGAATACCGCAGCCTGGATGAATTAGGCCGCGCCATCGCCGCCCTTTACGGCGCGGAGAACACGGCCGCGCGGCGGCCGGGCGTCACACTCGCCAGCTTCACAAGGAACGCATGATGAAGCTCCACCTGCGCGCCGCGTGGAACGCTCTCCGGGGCTATGCGGCTGCGCAGGACAATCGTGCCTCGACTTGGTCGCCCTCAGGCGGCAGCGCGAATGGCGAGGTCGGCATGGCCGCCGCCAGTGTCGCAAGGCGCGCGCGCGATGCGGTGCGCAATGATCCCTATGCCGCGCGCATCGTCGATCTCTGGACCGGCAATGCGGTCGGTGCGGGTATCACGACGCGCTGGCCTGAAACCGCGCATCGCAATGCCTGGCAGGCCTGGGCGGATAGCACCGCCTGCGATGCGGAGGACAAGCTCGATCTCTATGGCCTGCAGGCGCTGGCCATGCGTGCCGTCGTTGAAAGCGGCGAATGCTTCATCCGGCTATTGACCATGCCGACATCGCCGCGAAACCCGATCGGCCTCAGCTTGCAAGTGCTGGAAAGCGATCACCTGGATACCGCGCGGAATGGCGTGGTGAATGGCGCGCCGACAATTCAGGGCATCGCCCTTGGATCGGCGGGCGAGCCGATTGGATACTGGCTATTCCCCACCCATCCCGGCGCCTGGATGCTGCCGGGTGCGCGGCTGGCGAGCGAATTCATCCCCGCGCGCGATGTGCTGCACGTCTTTCGCAAGCGCCGCCCTGGCCAATTGCGCGATGTCTCCTGGCTTGCCCCCGTGTTGTTGCGGCTGCGTGACCTTGGCGATTACGAGGCCGCGCTGCTGATGAAGGCCAAGATCGAAGCCTGCCTTGCCGCCGTGGTCACTGATGATGGTGAGGAAACCCTGACCAAACCAAGCGACGCCAATCCTGGCTTGCTGCGTGACGCTCAAGGCCGCGCGGTGGAAAGCTTCGAGCCGGGGATGATCCTGTATCGGCGCGGCCATGGCGAGGTAAATGTGGTGAACCCCTCGGGCGGAGGATCGCATACCGCCTTTGCGCGACGTTCGCTTGAAGCTGCTGCTGTTGGCGCGGGCCTCACCTATGACCAGGTCTCCGGCGATCTGACCCAGGCGAATTACTCGAGCCTCCGCGCCGGCAAGATCGAATTCCGCCGACTGTGCGAACAGATGCAATACGGCATGCTGATCCCGATGCTGGTGCGGCCAATTGCCGAGCGCTTTCACGCGCAAGGCGCGCTGCTCGGGCTTTGGGCGGATGTCATGCCCAAGGGTGTCGCGCATGTGCCGCCAGCGCATGAAATGATCGACCCGCTGAAGGACACCACGGCGTTGATCGCTCAGGTGCGTGCGGGCTTTGTGCCGCAGCCCGAGGCCGCCGGCGCCTTTGGCTATGATTTCCGCTCAGCGGTCGAGATGATCCGCGAAGCCAATGCCGCGCTCGATGCGGCGGGCATCTCGCTCGATACCGATCCGCGGCGTGTCGCCAAATCCGGCGGTGCGCAGGACGCGGCGCAAATGGCGGCGGTGGAAATCGCCGCAACCGGCGCAGCAGCGCCGCCACGCCCAGAAACCACAGCGGGAGCAGCACCATGACCGCAGGCGGCTATGATCCCATCGAGGATATGCTCAAGGTAAAGAGCGTCCAAAAGAAATGGCGCGACAGCTTCAACGGCAGCGAGGTCAATCCCGGCAAATGGACGCAGCAGATCGGCAGCGGTGCCAGCCTTGGTGTTGCCGGCGGCGTGCTGACCATGGCCAGCGGCATCGCGGCGAATGCGGAAACCTGGCTGCTGAGCACCGAGGTTTTCACCATCCCCTTTCGCCTCTCGATCGCCGTGACGCTGTCGCAGCGGATCGCCAATCAGGGTTTTCTGGTCGAGGCGGTGAGCGTGAATCGCGAGACCGGCCTGCCCGATGGGCTGCATGCGGCGGCCTTGCTGTTTGATGGCACCAACCCTGCCCTGGCGAAGTATGAGGTGCAGAATGGTGGTCTCGCGCGGCTTTCCTCGGCGGTTTCGACCTTTCCCTCGACCGCGAGCAATGGGATTTACGAGATCGAAGCTTTTGCCGATGAGGCTTGGTTTCATGGTGGCGCTTTGGATGCCACCACGGGCCGGGCCAATTCCTATCGCCGGCATCAGCAGATCCCCGATCCCAATGCGCTCTACAAGGTGCGGCTGCGCTGGCTGAATGGTGCAACGCCGCCTGCCAGCAGCAGCAACGCGGTGGTGCAATTCCTGGCGGTGCAGGATTACGCGGAACTGACAGCGGAGATCACGGCCGGGCGCGGCCAATCTGTGGCTGGACAGAGTGTCGCGGTGAATGTCGTCGGCATGCCAGCGGCACCGGCGATTATTGGTCAGGCCGCGCATGATGCGGTGATTGCGGGCGCGCCCATCCGGATCGGTGGCCGCGCCGCGACAGCAAATTATGCGGCGGTTGCGACTGGTGATGTCGCGGATTTGATCACGACGCTGGTCGGTGCGCTGATCAGCAAACCATTCTCCATCCCGGAACTAGATTGGTCCTATGCCGGGCCGCTTGCCGGGCTTGCTACCGCTGCCGATACGGCAGCCAAAGCGGCGGCGGGGGCTGGCATCCGGAATTACGTGACTGGCTTGCAAGTACAAAATGCGTCAGCCACCGCGACTGAGTTTCAGATCAAGGACGGCGCGGCAACGGTGCTGTGGCGCTGCCAATTGCCGGCCAATAGCGGGCTGCTTGGGATCAGCTTTCCAAGTCCGCTCAAGGGCACAGCGAATGCAGTGCTGAATGTCCAGGCGGTCAGCGCGGGCAGCGTCGTGATTGCCAATCTGCAAGGCTACGCCGCGCCTTAATCTCCACGATCAAGGAATAACCCATGACGGAAATGCCCGACCCGGGCGGGAGCGATCCCGCGCCGGCTGATCCCGCTTTGCCCGATCGACTTCCCTCCGATGGGCAATCGATCACCGCGCGCCGCGCGATCACCGCACCCGCCACCGTGGATCGTACCTCCCGCACGGTCGAGGTCGTCTGGTCCACCGGCGCACGGGCGCGCAACTTTGTCCCGTCCCTTGGCGGCATTACCGAGGAATTGGACATGTCGCCCAATGCGGTGCGCATGGCGCAGCTCGGCTCCGGCAATGCGCCGGTGCTGAATACGCACCGCAGCAGCGATGCGCGTGATGTGTTGGGCCGCGTGATTGCTGCGCGGCTTGAAGGCGGGCGCGGCCATGCGCGGCTGCAATTTTCTGGCGCTGCCGATGTGGAGCCCCTTTGGCAGCGCATCGCCGATGGCACGCTGCGCGCGGTCAGCATTGGCTATCGCGTGCATCGCTATGACCAGCGCCCCGATCCGGTGAGCGGCGAGATGATCTACCGCGCCGTGGATTGGGAACCTTTCGAGATTTCGATCGTGCCCATCCCCGTTGATCGGGATGCGCAAGTGCGAGGCGCGGCGCCGCAGGGCGCGCCATCCTTCGCCATTGAACCTGCCCTGGAGAATGAGGAACCACCCATGACCGAGACGACGCCGGAAACCCCGGCAGCCCATTTGGCGCCGCCTGCCGCGTCGCCGCCCGCAACCACTGCGGTGGAAACGCCGCTCACTGCGCCGCCGCCTGACCTTGAAGCCTTGCGCAGTGAGGCGCAGCGCGCCGAGCGTGAGCGTATCTCCGGCATTGATAGTGCGATCGAAGCAGCGCGCGCCCTGGTCGGCACCGAGACTGCCGCACATATCCGGCGTGAGGCTGTCGAGCGTGGCTGGCATCCGGACCAGGCGCGCCGTTCCTTGTTTGACGCCATGGTGAAAAGCGCCGCACCGCCTGCCATTCCGGCACGACCGGAAACCGGGCCGGGCCATGACTCGCCCTCGGAGATTCTTGATGCCATGGCGGAAGCGCTCGCCGCGCGCAGCATGCCTGGCTACCAGCCGCAGGGTGCCGGGCGCCATGCCGAATTCATGGGCTGGCGGCCATCGGACATGATCGGCGAATTGCTGAGGGTTCGCGGTGAACGCAACGTGCCGCGCAACCCGACGCTGTTGGCTGAGCGTGCGTTCCACACGACGTCTGACTTCCCGCTGCTGCTTTCGGCAGCGGCGAACAAAATGCTGCTTGCGGCCTATCAGCCGGCAGCGCCGAGCTATCGGCAGATCTTCCTCCGTCGCGACTTCCGCGACTTCAAGCCGCATCGGCATCTGCGCGTTGGCGATTTCCCGACCCTCATGCCGCTGATGGAGAATGGCGAGATCCAGGCCGGCACCATGTCGGAAAGCCAGGAAATCGTCCTGCTGCAAACCTTCGCCAGGCGTATCCGCGTCACGCGGCCCATGCTGGTGAATGATGACCTGGGTGCCTTCACGGATTTCGCCGCCGCGATTGGCCGGCGCGTGGCAGATTTCGAGAATGCCACCGCCTATGCGCTGATCAATCAGGCGAATGGCGATGGCCCGACACTGACCAATGGCCCGACGGCGGTATTCGGCACGGGTGCGGCGCGCGCCAATAAGGCGGCGGCGGGGAGTGCCTTGGACATCACCAACCTCGCTGGTGGGCGCGCGGCAATCCTGCGGCAAAAGACGCTGGACGGCCTGCCGATTTCCGTCGGCAATGCCATGAAGCTTCTGGTGGGCCCGAGCCTGGAATTGCCCGCGCGGCAATTGACGGTGAGTGTCGGCGCCACGCAAATCAGCCACGCCAATATCTATGCCGGCTTTGTCCAGCCGCTGGTCGAACCGCTGATCCCGAATAACCGCTGGTACCTATTCGCTGATCCACCGACCGCGCCGGTCTATGTCTATGGCTACCTGAATGGCGCAGAGGGACCGCAAGTGACCACCGGCCCGGTCTCCGGTGTGGATGGTGTCGAGGTCAGCGTGATTTTCGACTTCGGCGTCGGCGCCATTGATTGGCGCGGGGCCTGGTTCAACTCCGGCACCTAATCACCGGTCGTGGGACCTGCCGATGCCGAAGCGTCGCCGGCAGGCCCTAGCGCAGCGGCACAATGCCAGGTAGCGCTCGGACCCGTGCGATCCAAGCCGACAGGGCGGGCCAGCGCTGGAGGTCGAAGCCACCCTCGTCGGCCACATGCGTGTAAGCGAACAGTGCCAGGTCAGCGATCGTCGGGCCGGGCTCCGTTAGCCAGTCGTGCCGCATCAGCCGTTCCTCCATCACCCCGAGCGCGCGCTCTCCGCCCTCGCGGCAGCGCTCGAGCCGCTCCGCCTCGGCTTTGGTGGTGCGGAGGTAGGCCCGGATGTTGCGTGCGACCGCGATGTAAGGCTCGTGGCTGTACTGCTCGTAGAACAGCCACTCGAACACCCGGGTGCGGGCCAGGCCAGGTGGCGGCAGCCAAGGCGTGCCCTCGGCGAAATGCGCGAGGATGGCGTTCGACTCCACAAAGACATTGCCGTCCTCAGTCTCCACCACGGGCACCTTGCCCATGGGGTTGCGATGCAGGAAAGCCGGTGTGCGGGTTTCACCCCCGTTCGTGTCCACCTCCACCCAACGGATGGGGTGGCCTGTGAGCCTCAGGATCTGAACCGCTTTCCAGCAATTGCCCGAAGGGGTCATGCCGTAGACCGTCGCCATGCTCGCCTCCTACGCGGACGCGCTTCCTATAGATGAGGCTAGGGCGCGTCAACAGGCCGGGTCAACCCGGCGAATTGCAGACCAGCCATACCCGATGCGCCGTGCCGGACGCGGCGCCAATCACCTCCGTACTCAAACCAGGATGCCCCATTATCATGAAAACTTTCATCCGACCGCGCGACAGCCTAGTGGTCCGATCGCTGCTGTCGGTTCCCGATAGCGGCGTGAATCGGCACTCCAAATTCATGGCTAGTGGTGCGCGGGCGCATTTTGGAGACGGGAAAGGTCAGCATGAATCGCACCACTAGCGTTGGCCGTCCCCTATGCGGGCGGCGTCACTTCCGGCCAAGGTGTCCTGGTCGCCGTGCTCTTCGGCATGGCTGCCGTCGAGGTCAGTGTGATCTTCGACTTCGGCGTCGGCGCCATTGATTGGCGTGGGGCCTGGTTCAATCCGGGCGTCTGATCGTTCCAAACCCCTTTCATCATCGCAATTTCGCTACGGGCGTCCTTCGGGGCGCCTGTTGCGTTTCAGGAGGTTCATTTCATGCGTAACTTCATCCAGCCGGGCAATAGCCTGGCCATTGCCGTGCCCTATGCGACCGGCGTTTCCGCCGGTCAGGGCGTCTTGGTCGGTGCGCTGTTTGGCGTCGCGGCCGTGGACGGCTTGCAAAACGCCATGATCGAGGCCGCAACCGCGGGCGTATTTGATCTCACCAAGGATCCAGCGCTTG